GAACCCAATGAATAACACGGTAAGAAACGACTTCGGACCATCAATGAGCATCTCTGAGGAGATCCATAAGATGAAATACCGAGGCCCCAACGAGACCTTCAAGGAGGCCATGACCAGGGTAGCTAATGCCCTGGCTGACGATCCCCCACACTTTGATCAGTTCCGTAGCATATTGTACCACCAGAGGTTCCTACCTGCAGGTCGTGTCCAGAGTGCTATGGGAGCACCGAGGGAGGTGACACCATATAATTGCTTTGTGTCCCCCACCATAGAAGACAGCATGGATGGCATCATGGCGGCTGCTACCAACGCAGCTAAGACGATGCAGATGGGTGGAGGCATAGGTTATGACTTCAGTACCCTGAGACCACGAGGTGCCTTGATCAAGAGCCTGGACAGCAAGAGCTCAGGCCCTATCTCCTTCATGGGGATCTTTGACGCTGTCTGTCGTACTATCAGTTCAGCAGGTCACAGACGTGGCGCCCAGATGGGTGTACTACGAGTAGATCATCCTGATATTGAAGAGTTCATCAGATCCAAGAACAACTCTACTGAGCTCACTGGTTTCAACATCAGTGTTGGAGTAACCGATGAGTTCATGGCTGCAGTTAAAGCTGATGCTGCCTTTGATCTCAGGTTTGAGGGCCAGGTGTACAAGACTGTAAGTGCTACAGCCCTGTGGGATGAAATCTTACGGAGCACATGGGACTACGCAGAGCCTGGTGTCTTATTCATCGACAGGATGAACCAAAAGAATAACCTAGGCTACTGTGAGACCATTGCGGCTACTAACCCATGCGCTGAACAGCCGTTGCCACCTAATGGTGCCTGTCTGTTAGGATCATTCAACCTGACACAATACATCACAGATGACCCATTCACTGATCGTCTGGACTTTGAGTGGCACAAGCTCCAGGAGGACATACCTGCAGTAGTACGGGCGATGGACAACGTGGTTGACCGTGCGATTTACCCCTCTGAGGCCCAGGAGAAAGAAGCCAAGGACAAACGTAGGATGGGATTGGGTATCACTGGCCTAGCTAACGCTGGCGAGGCATTAGGCTACGAGTATGGATCACCTGATTTCATGAGGTTTACTGCAGCGGTCATGAAGTGCATCAGAGACAAGACCTACATGGCCTCAGTGGCCCTGGCATCAGAGAAGGGAGCCTTCCCACTGTATGACCACAGGTATCTCAACAGTGGCTTCGCTATGACGCTCCCACAGTACGTCAGGAGGGCCATTGAACGCAACGGGATCCGCAACAGTCATCTACTGTCTGTGGCACCAACTGGAACTATCTCCTTGGCGGCAGACAACGTGAGCTCAGGGATAGAGCCAGTGTTCAGGCATTGGTATGAACGCACGATACAACTGTTTGATGGACCCAGGACTGAGCGTGTGGAAGACTATGGGTATGCCAAGTGGGGTGTCAAAGGTAAGACATCCAATGATCTCTCAGTGTTTGACCATGTGGCTGTCCTTAACCTGGCGAGTGAATACGTGGACTCTGCATGTTCCAAGACCTGTAACGTAGGTGACGATGTGACCTGGGAGGAGTTCAAGGATGTCTACATGAGGGCATACGATGGACGTGCGTCTGGTTGTACGACATTTAGGGCTGCTGGCTTAAGATACGGCGTGTTGAATGCCTCAGAGGAGGGAGGCGGGGAGGCTTGCCTCTTCGATCCAGCTACTGGGCAGAAGACCTGTGAGTAGCCATTCGTTGAGCTCCAAGCGCAGATACCCAGATCCTAAGAGGTTCGAGCGCAAGCTGTTTAAGGTAGGCCACATGACATTTGAGACCATTAGCCACCCAACTGATGGTCAAACCTTTGCACTAATACCTCACATGGCTCATGAGGCTAAGAACAAAAGGCCACTCTTCAGTGGTCATATCAACAAAGGTATGGCTAATGAGTTACGATTGTTAGCCCTAGAGATAGCTGAAATGGAACTACTATTGAAAGAGGGGTGAACTATTTGGGGAAGGAACTGAGGGGCCCCAGACCCTATAAACTAAGGGTGGAGCGGTATGACCCCCCTAATGAAGAACTACAGTCATGACGATGGCGTCGTAGACTGACAGAGTTAACCAGGTACAACATGATGAAACCTGACTTAAGAGTGCTTCCTCCCGACACATACTTAAGGTTGGACGTACAGAATGTTGTACCTGGTTAGAACCACTTGTGGTAAGGAGCAATGAGGTTGAAGACTAATAAAGACCATCAGGTGAAGCTACAGCCTACAGGGGACACAACTTTAAGACATTCGTTTGGTATGTCTCTAGGCATTGGCCTCGGTCAAGCTGGTGCAGACTGGCAGTGGACTATAGATGACGACTTCGTTGTGTCTAAAGGTAAACATGAGTGTGACTGTGGTAAAGACAGGTGTGATTGTACTTAGGTGGAACTTTAGGTGTAAGACTTTAGGTGTAACTTTAGGTCCCGATTTGTAACTAAAAGAACAAGCCTTATCCTAATAAATTTCCTGTATGGTTAATCTAAGGTCTACATTAGTACCCTTCGATTCTTAGGTTTGTCTGAGGGATATGGTATCCCCCGTCAGCTAACCTATTGTTAATCAATGGTTAACTAATGAATGACCTATGATCACGGGTCCCATGCCCTCGATTTGACCCCCCAGTACCCTTAGAAATCAATGGCTTTCAAAAAGAGAGCTAAAGGTCGACCGTTGTTGTTGTTGTCTCACCTTAGTCAACTGAGGCCCACCCCAGTACCACGAAGGGTCTTTCCGTACCCCCCGTCCAAAAACGAGGCCCCCTATGTCCCTTTCGTTCTCCTGTAGTACACCTAGATCTCCAGACAACTGTATCCAGGTTCTCCCCTCCCTCAATGTCTACTTTATGACCAGCCACCATAAGACCCCCTCTAGAACCCGTCTGTCTGACCTGGAGTTCTCTTGGCTTGGGTTTGCCCTGTGGCTCCACTTTAAGTCCTCCCAACACTAGATAGGATCACCCGTCATGGCCCTCGAAACTGGCACGTACATCAATAGCCTCGTCGCAGCTAACCCTGCCGCAACCGATGGTCTAGCCCAGGCCGATGACCACCTTCGTCTGATCAAGAGTACAATCAAGAGTACCTTTGCCAACATAGACGCCGCCGTCACTTCCAATGAGGATGACCTAAACATCTTGTCTGGGGCCTCTGCCGCTGGCGTCACAAGCACTGAGCTTCAGCATCTTAATGGTGTTACTAGCGCGCTACAGACGCAACTTGCAGCCCTGACATCATCAGTGTTCCTAGTTCCCACAGGTGGTATAATTCTGTGGTCTGGAGCCACGAGTGCTATCCCCACGGGTTATGTCATCTGTGATGGGACCAACAGTACCCCTGACCTCCGCGATAGGTTTGTCGTTGGCGCTGGGCCTACCTACGCTGTAGATGCCACAGGTGGTGCAGCCACAGTTACCCTGACGGAGGCCAACCTCCCAGCGCACACTCACGTAGCTACATCAACAGTCACAGACCCTGGCCACGCTCACCAGTACACTGTGTCCACAGGATCAGGTGGCATTGGTGAGAGCGCCCGTGATGCAGAGATTGACACCAATGGCCTCACAGAAAGCTCCACCACTAGCATAACGGTGGCTACATCCAATGCTACCACAGGTTCTGGTACTGCCCATGAGAACCTCCCCCCGTACTACGCCCTAGCGTACATCATGAAGACAGCATAAGGGGGTCATCAGTATGTCAATATTACCTGTGCGGAACCTAGGTAACGCAGGTGTAATCACTGATGTTGACCCCTTCAATCTTCCCTTCAATGCCTTCACCCGTGCTAAGAATGTGTCTTTTGATGGAACCAACATTAAGAGATCCCCAGTCTTCCGAACAGCGTTAGACCTAAGCTCCATCAGCCCCACCTTCGTCTTTGGTCTCTTCAGTAACACGAGCTACGACAGCATCCTCGTTGGCACCAGCAACTATAGTATCCATGAGTATACATCAGGTGGGACCCTCGCCATCAAGCACACTGGGTCAGCAGGGGCCACTACACAGGCCTACACTGGCACCACTTTGTCTAATGTTTCTTATGTCAACCGAGGTGACCAAGCTCCTCTCTACAGACTGCCAACCCAGACATCCTTCACTACCCTTGCTAACTGGACATCTGGTCACAAGTGTGCATCGCTCAGATCCTACAAGGATTTCCTGGTAGCTCTAGACATAACTGAAGGGTCCACCACGTTCCCAACTAGGGTACGCTTCTCTGATGTTGCTTTAGCCAATGCGGCCCCCAGTAGTTGGGATGCCACGGACACCACCAAGTCATCTGGGTTCAACGACATAGTTCAAATGAATACAGCCATAGTCGATGGATCTACCCTAGGTTCCAACTTTATTATCTATAGCCGCGATCAGGTTTGGCTCATGGAGTTCGTGGGGGGAACTTTCATCATGAACTTCCGCAAGCTCTTTGATGACTGTGGAGTGATCAATCAGAACTGCATAGTGGAGGTCGAGGGACGTCACTACGTCTTTGACAGAGATGACATATACACAACTGATGCTGTCTCCCGTCAGTCAATCTGTGATGGACGTGTCAGGAACTACATATTCAACTCTATAGATACTACTAGTACATCCAAGTGCTTCACGTACCACAACGATGTAACCGAGGAGATCTACTTCTGCTACAGGTCAGCCGATGATATGGCTGAGTTCACAAGTGGATCCGAATGTAACCGTGCCGCTGTCTTTAACTACCGACACAACAGTTGGTCCTTCATGGATCTGCCCAACTTGATTAGCATCACAACTGCCAACCTGAACAACGTAGACACCTACGCAAACTCAACTCTCACCTATGACACCACAGGTGGCACATTCCACGGTCAGTCTGATAGTTACTCTCGTCACCCTATCTGCATATCTCTTCAGAACACTACAGATGGACTGGCAGACAATCAAATGCTCGCGCTTGATCATACAGATGAGAATACTCAAGTTGCTCTACCTTTGTATTCTGCAGCGACCAAGGGTATCCATCTAGAGCGCATCGGTCTGGACCTCGACCAAGAGCTTGGTGCGTCGATAGACACCTATAAGACGATCCGTAGGATCCTCCCCCAGATCTCTACCCTCTCTACAGACAAGACGTTCAACTTCACGCTAGGTTCATCAGATATTCCAACCTTGTTGCCCACCTACACTGCCCCTCAAACCTTCGATGTTAGCACAGACTACAAGCTCGACACCCGTGAATCGGGGCGCTACCTGAGCTACAAGATTGACGCCAGCACTGTGGTCAAGGACTTCACCATCAGTGGCTTTGATCTGGACCTAGTCCCTGTAGGTCGGAGGTAACTCAAGATGGTAGCAAACACAGTCACAGACCTTGTCGTTAACCAGTACATCAGACAACCCGTCCCACGGAATCCCGAGGGGATGAATGTCTATCTGTCAGGGCAACTCCAAGAGATAGAGAACTCAATGAAAACTGTGGGCGAGGGTAGTCTGCAGGTAGTTGATCAAGCCCCATCCCGTCCTCTCAAAGGAATGCTCAGATACGCCGTGACCCCGTGGGATCCACTAGCGAGTGGCTTCCAGGGTCTTGTGGTCTACTCAGGATCTGCATGGCTGAGAGCCAGTGATCCAGAGGGATCTTTGGCTACGCTAGAGGGGACAGTTACAACTCTGAGTTCTAACCTCAGTACTAACTATTCAACCACTGTGACCACTAATGCTGCAATCGCTAGTGCGACTACGGGTCTTGCGTCTACGTCTTATGTAACAAGTGCTCTAGGTTCCTACACCAACACTGCAACTTTGAACTCAAACTTCTACACAAAGACAGACGCCGATACAGCAATTGCTACAGCCGACACGGCCCTAAGCACTACTGTTGGTAACACCTACGCAACCATCACAAATACAACTGCAAGCATCGATGGCATTGAAGCCAAGAACACTGTCAAGATTGACAACAATGGACACATAAGTGGCTATGGTCTCATCAGTACTGCCAACACTGGGACACCTACAGCAACTTTTAGTGTGGCAGCGGACGCCTTCAAGATTGGCAACCCTGCCAGTGCTTCGACAGTCACACCCTTCTCAGTTTACACGACAAGTCGGACTGTAGATGGCGTCACAGTTCCAGCGGGGACCTACATAGAGAACGCTTATATTACTGCAGCAAACATCAAGACACTGAATGCCGATACAATTACCGCTGGCAACCTCAGTGCCTCACGTCTGACCCTTGACGGGTCTACAATCACAGCTAATGGATCAGGTCAGCTTATCGTTGCAGATGGGGGTGTAGCCACAGACAAGATAGCTGCTGCTGCTGTTAGTACCAGTGACGTTTATACGTATTCCGATGCGACGATATCAGCCCACACGTATTACACCAATATTATAGACAAACTTATCACGGGTGTAACTGTCGGGGGCCAAGTCCTTTGCCACGTAGATGGATGGGTGGATGGTTTGGCAAGCGGGGACCCTTTCGCCGGATTTATATTAGATACTGGAGGCGACTGGCAAAGCATTAGCTCTCCGGGCGGCACTGTGCGATATGCTGCGCGCCGCGTGGGGGTAAGGGCCTCAAGTGGTGACACAAATTGGGCTATCCCGTTTTCAATTGGAGTCACCACAACGGCGACATATGGAAACGTTCAAGTCCTATTCGCGGGTATGAATCAACGATACAATAGTACGACGACCGCTGGACCGACCGTTTATTTCAGGGACTTAACACTGACAGTAACGAGGCTGAAACGATGACTTGTTATATAGCCCTCTCTGGTCGCACTAACACGCTCTATTCTAGCACAAGTCTTCCACCAGCGGATGAAACATATATCACTGTAGAATCACCGCCAAGAATAAATAACTACTATTTAAAAAACGGCAGTATCCTGAAGAAACCACAAACAGATCTTCCGCATCCAGTCTTTGACATTGAGACAGAGACTTGGTCAACTGACACAGTAAAGATTTGGGCCTCTCTGCGAATGGACCGTAACAGGCTACTATCGCGTAGTGATTGGACCCAAATCCTCGACAGCCCTGTGTCATACATTAAGCGCAGCGAGTGGACAGTCTACAGACAGGCGTTGAGGGACCTACCAGATAATACGCCTGATCCAGCCAACCCAAGTTGGCCGACAGAGCCAAGCTCATGATGAAGATGATGAAGCAGGACATCCAAGTTCGCCAGTCGATCATGGAACTGCAGACCCTGATGATGCATGGGGCCCAGACAGGCGAGATCGAAGACAACACTGATAGAACTACGTTAGAGCACTTCTTTACTCCTCTAGATGAGGACTATGGGTGTTCCACTTATGCAAGACAATTGTTTATGCCAGAGGGCATGGTCCTCGTTGGGAAGATACATAAGAAGCCTCACCTCACGTTCTTAATCAAAGGTACTATATCAGTAGTATCGGAGAGTGTGGGCTGTCAGAGGCTCACAGGCCCAATGACCTTTGTTTCACCAGCTGGTGTCAAGCGTGTGTTCTACGTTGAAGAAGACACAATTATTACAACAATACATCTCACAAAAGAGACCAAAGAAGCCAACTTAGACAAGGTTGAAGGCGAGGTAATTAGCCCAACTTACGAAGCTATGGGCCTTGAAGAGCCAGACCTTAATGGTCTCAACAACTTCTTAGAGAACCTCGGACAACGCAAGGAATAACTGTAAAATGACATGGGCAATGATTGGATCCGCTGTAATAGGCGGTGGCATGGGTCTTATGGGGGCCAACAAACAGGCCTCTGCACAAAAAGAAGCCAACAAAGCTAACATGGCGGCTTTCAACCAGTACAAGCCATATGTTGACGCAGGTCTATCTGGTGGTCAAGGAGCCTTCAACAATTCTCTAGGCGGTGGTTACTACCAAGGCCCCACCTACGCTGGCCCTAATCAGTTCCAGACTGGTACTGCCAACACGATGGGCGGCTACGGTCAGGACCTACAGGACAAAGGCTATGGGATGATGTCCCAGAACAACCAGTTTGGACAGAATGCCAACAACTTGTACGGCAGGTTCACAGGTCTAGCCGACCAGGCGTCAACCACAGATCGAATGGGCAACGCCATTGATTATGCAACAGCCAACTCAGGTGCCTTGACGAATAGTCTCATGCGTAACGACAGACGAAACCTGGAGGAGGGTGTCCTCCCAGGTATCAACATGGCCGCAACTGGCTCAGGTAATGTCAACAGCAGTCGCGCTGGGGTAGCAGAAGGTGTTGCTAACCGAGGCTACGAGGACCGCTATGCCGACATGAACAACCAGGTTACCAATAGCCTGATCGACAGATCTCTCCTACAACAAGGCCAGCAGTTCTCTGACGCATCCAACGCATTGTCCAAAGCAGGTAATGCCAACAGCCAGGTCTCAGGTGCCTACAACACAGGCATGAACGCCATGCAGCAAGGTGGCAACATGGGAATGAACGCTGGTGGTGCTCTACAAGGCTACGACCAGGCACAAATGAACGACAATAGAGCTAATTTCGAGGGCAACAGGGACTTTGGATACAACATGTACAAAGACTACATGTCTGGCATGTTAGGCAAGGCCCCAACGAGCTCCAACGTAAACAACCCAGTACCAAACAACATGATGTCTGGTGCTCTAGGTGGCGCTGGGATGGGCTTTGGGTTTCAGAACAAATATGCACCTAATGGCTTAGTAGAATCTCCAATGTTTAACTCAATGTTTGGCGGTGGCCCTGGCCTCGGTCTCAGTTTTAATTAGGAGTTCCTAGAGATGCAAATACATCCTGTCCCTGATCCCCGAACAGCCACTGATGCCGACATAGCTTCCTTTATTCGCGCTTATGCAGCAGCCAAAAAGTCTGGAGCTATAGGTGGACCAGACACTGGTCTTATTGATTATAGTGAACAAGAGTTTGAAGCAGAGATATTGAAAGCATCCTATGGTGAAGAAACAGTCCGTGATGCCCTGGCTGGAGTAACCAATCCGTTTGGTAACACAATGGTCACCCCTCTGCATGAACGTAAAGCACCCCAGGACTTCAGCAACATCTCAGAAGCCCCAGGTATTCGTGCAGCCCTCTCCCAGAATGTAGTCCAAGGCAACAGAGCGCCCAAGGAGACCCCCATGAATCCAGCCCTCAGCGACCCCATGTCTGCAGCCAATCGTCCAAACCCTGGATCACTGACAGCTAACCTCCGTGGGTCCCAGATGCCCAACCAAAAGATAGACATGAACGAGGCCCTGATCCGCATGGGTGGTGCAATGAGTGGCGTACCGATGTTAGAGAACTTAGGTAGCAGCTATGGTGAGATCCAGGACTACAACAGAGCCCGTGAGAAGGAAGCCTTTGGAATCGAGGAGGCCCGTAGGAAAGCCATCCAGGATAGGATCACTGCGTCCACCAAGGCGGCTGAAGCAAGCTCTATGTCTTCTGACGAAATGATCCAGGCTGAAACATCATATAGCCAAATGCAAGAGGCTATGGCGGCCCTTAAATCTGGTAACCTCACTGGCCCTATAGCTGGACGTTTGGGGGCCTGGTTGGACCGTAGTGGTTTAACAGATCGTTACTTTGGCAACGAGGCAGGTGCCAGACGTGCATATATGAGGTCTATCCTCCAAAATATCCAGGTTGATGACACATTGCTCAAAACAGCAAACACCAAAGGTGCAATCTCAGACAAAGAGATGGAATTGTTTAAAAGCCCACTACCCAAAATCACTGACGACGAGGGCGTATGGAAACTTTACATACAGCAGCGAATGGATGTCCTCAATAAGATCATGGGCTCACAAGGCACTTCAAGTTCAAGTAACTCTGCAGTCTCGCCAGAACAGATTGCTGAGGCCGACAAATTAGTAAACGGGGGTTAAATTATGACGCAAGACCCCAGGCTTGGTTCCTACAGTAAATGGCTGATAGCCAACAAAGACAAAAAAGATACGCCAGAGTGGCAAAAGGTTTCAGATGTTTACAAAAGCATTAGAGCCAATGCAGCCCCAGCGCAGCCCACACAGGTCCCCACACAAACAACTGGCGATACTTCTATTGGTACTGCTTTTGCGGTTGCGGATGCCCAGGCAGAATCTGCAGCAACATCAGGTATGGCTTCTCTTTCAAGAAACCTTGAAGATAGCTTTTTAGCCGATGTTCAGAGAACTGGGCGTGAGAAATTTGCAAACCCAGTTCGTGAATTTATTGGTCTAGACCCTCTAGATACAGATGCAATTAACAAAGCAGCAACTCAAAAGTTTGAAACCGCTGCAAGCCTTTCGGCTGAGGCTGCACAAAAACTACAAGATGATTTAAACTTTCGTAACCTGACAACGAAAGACATTAATAGTCTACCATCCTTTTTAAACTATGTAACCCAAAAGACTGCACAAGCAGCCCCATACATGGGTGTCGCTTTAGCTTCTGGAGGTACTCTTACTTATCCGTTTAGCGTAGGTGAAATAAGCCAGAGTTTGCAAGAAATAGACGGCCTTCCACAGAACCAAAAAGATAACATTGCCGCCACTGGTGGTCTTATTATGACTGCCCTAGAAAACTTAGGTATTGCAAAACTTTTACCTGATGGAATCTCAACAAGTATTCTTGGTGGAATGGCAAAAGGTTTTATTTCGGAAGGATCAACTGAAGGACTACAAGAACTAGTTGTAATTGGGTCTGAAGCTATTGCAGGTAAAAAGTTTAGCGAAGGTGAGATCCTAGATAGGCTTAAAGAGGGCGTTGCTGCAGGGGGTGCCGTAGGTTCATCTTTTAAAGGCACAACTTCACTATATAGTAAAGCTAAAGAGGCTGTCCTAAAAGACGTAGAAGCCTCTGACCCACAAGCTGCATCAGATATAGCCAGACAACTAAAGCAAATAGCTGAAGCTGAGGGTTTTAACCTTAAAAATACAGACGTTAGCGCCCAGATGGGTGCCAAGGGAGCCTTAGAGGCTGTACGAGAAACCAACAACGGTGAAATCACTGAGCTTGTGAAGACACTCAAGCCTCTTCTCAACAGTAAAGACGCCGAATCCCTAGATCAGATGGTCAATGACTTTGCACCAGCTAATGCCGCAATTAAGTCAGGCAAGAACAAGGTGTCAGGGTACGTCACAAAGTCACAAATGCAAGCTCTAAGCCGCCTGGTTGCTCCATACCAGGAGGGCCAAGCCCTGATGAATGCTTTGGCTAAGTCAAACACCATCACTGGACTTTTCAAGGATGGCATGAAGGGCGGCATAAGTCAGTTCACGGACTACTTCAGCCCCTTTGGTTCATCAGGCGCAGTTTATGACCCCACGCGCATGGGTAATATCATCATTGGTGGTGGTATGGCTGGTGTCACACAAGGGACATCCATTCCACTGCAAGCTGGTGTAGTAGGCCTGGGTCGCCTAGTTGATGCAGCCACTGGTCGTCGCAATAGGTTATCCAATTTCGTCAACAAGAACCTCTACAAGGATGGACTACCAACACCCAAAGGCGAAAGCCTCATTGAGAAAGCCCAGAACGCTGAACTCAAGGAAGCCCAGCTAGTCGAAGAAAGTAATGCCCGTCGAGAAGCCATTGCAGCCGTGTCCAAGGAGATTAATGCTCCCCCCAAGGATAATTCACCTATCGGCACCATCCTGTCAGGCACAGGGTTGGATCAAAATGGACTTGTGGAGGTCATCGAACAGATGTCCCAGGATCACGCCAACAAACCTGAGCTTATCCCTGTCCTAGACAGCATTAAGCAGAACCTTGAGGGTGGCAAGAACCCAGTCCTGGAGCTCAACGAGATTGTCCCAGTAATCGGACAGTTTGCCCAAGCTAATCGACCAGAACTTA